CAGACGGGCTTGCAGATGGCGTTCCTTCACTGGGACTAGCTGAAGGAGAACCAGATGGGCTTGCAGATGGCGTTCCTTCACTGGGACTAGCTGAAGGAGAACCAGATGGGCTTGCAGATGGTGAGGTTCTATCGTAAAGTTTATCTGTCCCATCTGTTAAATAAGTAGCCCCATCTCTAAGTGCAGGTGATGCTAAAATTGGACTCCCGCTTGGTGTCCCTTCACTTGGCGAGGTTGAAGGTGTCCCTTCACTGGGAGAACCTGATGGGCTTGCAGATGGCGTTCCCATTGTTATATTTTTTGTATAAAACAGATATTATAATAAAAATGCATGGCCTTAATAGTGCAATGAATATTCATTTCATCTATCGAGTCTTTCAAGTGACTCATTATCGTATGTTCAATTCTACTTCTTTTATAATTGCCATATAAATCTTCAATGAGTCTCCTTGCTCTCATGGTTTATACCCAAACCTTTCAAAATCTTCTTTGTAAAATTCTGCTATGTTAGCCCGTGATTCATCACAGTAATAGGTTTGATATGGCTCGTGCTTGGACGAGTTCTCGTGAACCAACCCTTTAGGGGTTCGCCCCAACTGCTTTGCAACTATCATGAAATCCTTTTCCAGGTTTTCAAAACGTCCGATGAAATCAACATCAACGCGCCTGATCCATGTAAATTGGGGCTTGAGCCTTCTAGGAATATTTCTGGTAAACTCTAAAAAACTAAGGGCAGGGTCAACAAGCTCCGGGTGCTTTCTGCGCGTATAAAAAAAATGTGAGACTGCTCTGTCATATGGATTACGGCAAAAGCAGAATTTCCATGCGGAGTCGCCAAATTCTTTGCTAACCCACCCTTTTCTTAATAACGCCAAATAAAATAGATGACCAATAGATATCATTCCTTTGTTATCAAATCCTAAGACCAATCTCCTGCGAGTCCTGAAGTTCCTCAACTCAAGGGATTTTTCAATGGAAAGTCCTGCTGTCTTAGGGATATGAATAAAAATCGCGTTCATATATACCTTGCCAAAATAGATTTATAGCCAAGAACACGCATTGCCGAAATGCGGTGAATCCCATCCCTTATTTCATTATTTTTGTTCAATAAAATTGGCAACTGCTGTCCTTCATCTTTAATAGATGGAAGAACTCTCCTCTTAATTTGCAAGATGCGGTCAACCTTCCGGTGATCATAATAACGTTTTTTCCCATTACTTTTTTTCCACTTCCATCTTTGCCAGTGACGTCGGTAGCCAGCTTCGTCACCTTGATAAAAGTCATGTAATATATTTTTGTTTTTAAAGTCAGCTATATCATCAATTGCCACTCGTTTTATCATTGGCGATTCAAATAGAAATCCTCTGATATTTCTTGGAGCTAAATCACCAGCAGTTGAAATTCTTATCTTTTTTACAAATTTCCATTCAGAGAAATATCGTTCTATGTTCTTAACCACGAGCCAATGGCTGCGATTGCGACTCGGTAGTATATTTATTATAATTAAATATCGAGTCCTGCTGCGAATCATATCTACATACCTAACCCATTGGGCCACTTTTAAATAATAATGTACATTAGAAAGCAAGGTCACGTCAGCAAGCGGCAGGTTGTCGGTCATCGCTTGAATAGTGGCATTAATCATTCTGTAATCGTACCCGTTACTATCACGCCACGACACCCCACGCTCAAATGCGCCTTGATGCTGCTCTATGCCCACAGCGTTTCTGAATCCATAGTCTTTAGCAAGTTTGAGAAACAAACCCATGTTGCAGCCCATGTCAGCGAAAGCCATGTCAGTTGGATCTTCCGGCAAACAGGGAACAACAAAGTTATTGAATTTCCCTTCATTCCAGAACTTGCTGTTTTTCTCCCGCCGATTCTTTCGACTGGTGGACTTACCATCAGGGACATACTGGTATAATTCGTAGGGTCGCATAGCTATCATGTCTCCACAAGGTCTTTAAATTTTCCCCAATATGGGATATTGTAGCAACGCTTTCTCCCTCGCTTCGCTCCAGTGAAATTGGAGTCATGTCGCACGTCAAGGTTGGGGATTTTTGTCTTGAACACACCGTATTTTTCACTATCAAGCTGGTCTTTCAAATACTTCTTTAAATAAACCGGTCGGCCACTCTTAGCCCACTTCATGCCCTCTACTCGCAACCTTGATAACCCAGGCTCTCCTGCGAATACAATCTTCCTGACTAGCCTTCTGTCCTTATCAAGTAGGTCCAACCGCTGATTCAACGTGTCAATCAATAGTTCCCGATTGCAAATCATCTGAGATAATGCAAGCCTCTGTTTCCAATACCGAGAATACATTCCCTTTAATTCTGGATGACTGTTCTCGGCATACTGAACCAACCAGTGATTTTCGTTGTAATAGAACGTATCATCTTTTGGTGGAGTCCATGAAAAATGTTCATGCGTGTAGAAGCAGTCATGTTCCGCCATTGCCACGTATTTGGTCTTAGCGGCTTCAACCCCCATGAGAACCTGTTTATATAGAAGCAACCAACTTGGCTTTTGTTTGCCTATGCTAATGTTTGTTCCCAAGTTAATAGGTTCATGCGACACAGATACGATGGGTATCTGTTCAGCAGCCTTTTCCAGATGCCTTTGACACGCAGAAAAAAGTGGTTCTTTAAGCCTGTTCTCGGTGTAATATATTATCGTCGTATCCAAAGTATTCAAAATCCTCTTTATAATAGTTTCTCACGTTTTCTATTGTTTCTTGATTATAATATGTGGAATAGGGAAGATGTTTCGATGCCCTTATCTTTCGATATTTTTTTAGTTTAATCTTTAAAACATCTGCTATTTGCATTAAGTCACTTTTTAGATTTTCAAAACGTCCTATAAAATCCAAGTCAACTTTTTTTATATTCTCCACTTGAGGGCAGAAAAAATACTCCCCCGCAACCCTGCCATAAAATCTTCTTGGTGTTTTGATTTTTCCAAGTGATCTTGTATAATCCAAAAAACTAACATTATTCGGCAAAATATCCGGGAGGCTTTTCCGAACATAAAAATAATGCGAGACTGCTCTGTCATATGGGTTTCTACAAAAACAAAACTTCCATGCTGATTTATTGAATTCCTCACTCACTACCATGCCATCAACAAGCTTTTGATAATCTTGATGCCCAAATGTCACGCGCCCATTCTGTTCAAAATGTTTTAGCCTGTGAGGGAACGATAAGTCTTGCAGGCCCAAGGCTTTTATTATATAACTCCCAGCCGTCTTTGGGTTGTGAATAAACACAGCATTTTTCATTTAATATACACCTTAAACTTAGAAAGATTATCCAGAACAAATTTAGGAAGACAACTCAAGTCTTCTACAAATTCGAAAGCAATCCGCCGGGGCCCTTTTCGCATAAATATATCCGAACCATCTTTTTTGCATTTTTCAATGTGAGCTTCTGTATTGTATGGGGGTCTGTTGTATTCAACAGAATGGCCCCATGCCTCAATCTTAGATTGAACGTCTCCTAAAAAACTAAAGTGCCAGCCAGCGTTGCGCACAGACTTGTCGGGGATGTCGTTTTGCCTGACGTTATACTTAATACGCTTGGTAGGTCTTAACAGTTGTGCATCTTTCATCAATCGCTTAACACCTCTATCTACTCGCCTGCAGTTCATGTAGTAGTAAAACAACGTCATTATTAGCCCATAAGACTCCCAATCGTCCTCTTTAATGACCTTCGCAACAACGCTAGCTCTCGGTATCTCGTCACAGTCTCCCTGTATTATGACATCCCCATGGTCAAATACATTGTCAAAAGCATAATCAAGGTTGTATTGTTTTTGTCTTCGTTCCCTTTCCATGGGAACACACCTGGTTGTCTCATCGTACACTGTGTGAACTATGTTGAATCCCTCGAATCGTTTCTTATTATCCTCAAAATAAAGAGGTTTTCTAAGCCCTGAGAATGTTCTTGAAGATTCTGTCAACACAAATACGTCAACAACATCACGCAACTCATTGAGTCGAATCTCTAAAAGGTCCAACTCATTAAAAAATGGGAAGCAGTCAATTACTTTCATTTATAAAAATACCAACTATGGCCCCGGCTCCCTTTGTCCTCCGTCAAGAGTAGTTCCTTATTGTTGTGCTTACAATAAAGATTAACGGCATCTATTACCCCCCACCCTCTACGTTTCATATAGTCGTGACCGGAGACTATGCCGCCATCTCGAACCTTCTTAGACCATTCAACTATGTCACAAACAACATAGTTAAATGTATGATCAGCATCTATGTAAACAAAATCTAAGGATTTATTTTCAATACGGCCTACTGCGTTCATGCTAGAATCCACTATTAACGTGTTAAGCGGATACCTGGCCAATCTCTGCTTAGCCGCAACATAATATTTTTCTCGGCCCTCTCTGGGTTTATCAACAGAGAATAGTTTTAAACCATGGATGGTGTCGTGCATAAATTTAGAAAATTTCCCTTGACCAACCCCAACTTCAGCCCCGTATTTAAATTTAAGGCTGTTGAACAAATGAATAAGCTCGTTCCTGTTCTTCAGTTGATAATTCATATCTTCAGCCATCATGCCCTCTGATTCCAAGCTTCTCTTGCTTCTTTACTTGTCCGGTGAAAGCTTGTTTCCGGCATAACTTCACATCCCTCGTTTGAACAACCAACAGAATATAGGGAACCATCAGCTTTTCTATTCAAAAAATCTGATTCTTTTGCTGATCCACCACAAAAGGGGCAAGGTTTTAAAATATTATTATTGTTATTCATAGTCTTGTTCATAGTCATACCCTCTTCAACCATCCTCCCATAGTTACGCCAATGATGTATTTATTGCATCTGTTGGTTTGCTCAAAGCCTTTGTATCTTTCTAAGAACCAATTCCTGGCATCACCTGGACCATATAAACCGCGGTCAATATAGCAATCCTCCACAACCATATACTGGCCAGGGGAGACGATGCTGTTGTAGCGGTGCAACTCCCACTTCACATGCTTCCGGCTGTGATTGCCGTCGATGATCAGCATGGTTTTTTTATCTTTGGTGATTTCTTTGACCCTTTTAATAATCTCTTTATCAAGAGAATTTCCAATCCAATATTGGATACGTGGGTCTTTCTTTTTTACTTGCTCCTTGATGTCGATGGTGATTACCTGCCCACCATTCCCAACCACTTCCAACATATCTTGAAGATACAAGGCGGAGCCCCCGAATTTCGTACCAATCTCGATAATAATCTCGGGCTTTGTTTCGTGGATAGCTTCAGCATAGAGGGTTAAGTCTGTCGGAAACTTTAAAATAGAAATGCCTTTCCACGACGCATCGTTCTTCCTCCTGTGGATATGCCTATACATCGGTGCGAATAAAGTCAGTCTGCTTTCTTCAGTTGGAAACTCCATGTTCAAATGCTCCCATGTTGGAGGGTTAAATTTCTTGAGCAGCCATGCGAAATCACGCTTTTGCAGTGGCCACTTATTGTTTTGCCAAAGGTCGTTGGAATGCGCTCTAGCTTTATTTATTTGTGTTTGTCGAATTTGATAAGGAAATCCTTTCCGTCCCGACTCATGGATGTGATGCCCTCTGAACCAATGAGCAAACCATGTATTCTTGTTGACAACCAACCTGCCCCCAGACAGCCATGCCTTACAGGCGACCTCAACGCCCTGCTGACCCCAGTGGCCGTGGTCTTCATCGCAGCCACCAAGCTCCCAGAAGCGCTCTTTGTGCATAAAGAAACACGGACCCATGCAGCACATGGTGTCGTCAATCATTTCCTTTTTTCTTGGCTGGCGTTGAGTACTGCCAGCATAGTATTGTGCTCTCAGATTTCCGTCTACCAAGCCGATAAACATATAATCTGTTCGCTTATGTTTCTTGGGGAGCCATGTCTCGTGGTCCAGATTGTACATCCTGGGTATCATGGTCATGTCGTATTCGCAGTCTCTTGCAAGAACCGCATCAAAACCTTTGTCAACAGCGCAGTGGGCGTCCAACTTCATAATAAACTTGCCCTGCGCTATGCGCGCTGCGTCGTTTATGCTATGCCTCTGTCCACGCGGTATAGTATTATGGATCATCCTTACATCTGGGTGGTCCTTGATGGAAGGATCTGGCCAATACCCGTCACAGATTGCAATAATCTCAATATCCCCCTCAGCGTTCTCCAAGACATTATCAATGGTTTGCTGAAGGTACTTTTCGTTTAAAGCTGGGATTATTATAGTTACCATATCAGCTTTTCACTTGAATCAGCACAATCACCCAAAATTATAAAAATTACTAGCCAAATTAACCAACGCATTATTGACTCCCGTTAATCTTTAGTATATCGACCCGCCACTGAATGTCGCACCACTAACAACGGTATCACCATAGCCGACCTCAAAAAAAACTATTTATGTATTCTTCAATATTTGTATCGCTTCGTCAGAATCAACCCACGCTACACCAACCCTAAAATAGAGTGATTTCATTTTAATATTCAATGAAAAATTTAAAATACACACCATAGACAAGACCTATCTGTTACTTTTAAACGCTATAGCTGGTCGATAAGTCGTTGTTTCAGACAAAACCCAAGTGCCGTTGGCTATATCAATTTGTCGTTCGGTTGGAGAGCTACTCCACATCCGATCAATGGTTACACGGTTGCTCCAATCCCCCGTTGCTGTACCAGCACAATAGTATCTTGTACTTGCTGTCATATCTAAACCACTCTCTATTTCCCACACCATAGTCCCAGTCTCAGGAGTTACAGCACTTGTAGATTCAACATAACTACTTGATAAATCTAAACTTGTTCCACACCGTAAAGATACGTCGCCTGGGCTACCTGTAATTGTAACCTCCATGGAGAATTCACATAGTTCACCATCTTCGGTAGGAACAAAACTTCCACCTGCCTTTGTGTCCGATCCATAAATATAAAACAAGCTTCCAGAAGAATCCAACACATCTACATCCGTCTGACATGTAGTACCATCTTCTGCTCCACCACCTATAATTATGGAATTAAAAGCAAAAACGGCTGATGGAAAAAAGCAAAAAATTAATGTTAAAAATAAACATTTTATTAACCTGATCATCCTTTTATTGCTCCAAGGCTTTTCGCGCAAGATACGCTTTTTTAATGCCGGAAGGTGCGGTAGAAGGATCAATTACAGCCTCCTTAGCTAGCCACCTTAACACATAATACATTTCTGGACTCATCCCTCGCGCATCCCGTGTATCTTTTTCTACTTGGGTCATTTCAACGACTGTCCATGTCAGCTCTATCTGAGTAGCTGTTTTTGTCCACACCTTTTCATCTTTTCGGTATCCTTCGGCAATGGTCGGTTCGGTATGTATTAATTTATAATAGCCATGATGGTTGTAATTCTCCTCCCCACCCCCAACAGGTAAACCAATGTGGGTCTTAATATATCCTTTGTCGTCTTTTACACATCCATACCCCTGAGAACCGTCCCAACGACACCATTCTGTAGCGGATACTGAAACAGGCAGCGAAACGATTAATAATGTAAGTAATATTTTTTTCATCAACTTGACCCTCCGTCAACCCATGTACCCGATTTTCCAAGTGTTATCCAGTAAGTAGCATCTATCGCCAACAAACAAACAAAATCCCCAGCAGCACCGGGTGAGTCCAACTCGTATCCAGCGGTTAGGGCAACTCCACTAAGAACTATTGTGTCGGTCCCATCGTCAGGATTGATAGAAACAACAGCGGCATACCCACTGTAAAAGCATACGTTAAGCCCAACCTCGGCTGGAGGCAGTGTGTATTCAATAATGTCATTATCATTATTTATCCTAATTGATCCACGCGTTGCACTAGCACTTGTCAAATCAACAGTGGCAGCAGTGTCAAGTGTAACCCCCAGCTCTCCAGATAGTGTCCCGGTAAAGGTAGCAACCCCAACATCAGTCACACTCCAATTTGGAGAATCTATAGACACCGTAGCTACGCCAGCGTCATCGCCTATATCTATGTCTTTTGTATCACCATCCATCCGTAGATAAGTTGTTCGCGTTCCATCTACTTTTATCTGATAAATAAATTTTCCATCCTCAGCCCCATCAGTTACAGTGGTTAAATAGCCCAACAATCTAACAGCTTCATCGTCAGCGCCTAGGCCACTGAGATCTTTAAATATTAAATCAGGGGTGACAGTGGACCCGTTATAATCATCAGAAATAACAACAGAAGTAAACATGACGTCACTTAGCCATGACCCTTGACCGTTGAGGAATTCATCTATTTCGCCAGAAAATTTTCTCTCTGTAATTCTGTCGCCTTGAGAAGCTAAATATTCATAAGTAATGAGTCCGTCATTACTGGAAGTTGGTGTAGTAATATCGGGAAGGAGTGAAACATCCACCCCTGTCTCTGAGGCAGCCGCCATAGGATCAAAAGCTTTCTCTTCTTTTACGGCACAAGCTGACAAAATAAAAATCAACCCCAACAGTAAAACAATGTTTTTATTCATCTCATCTCCACAAAATAAGGTTGATCTTTTTCCTTATCGGCAATCCACATAGTCATGTCCTGTGGTTCAATAAAAACTATTCCTGCATCACGGGTAATACAAAGGTTAAGTGTGTGATTAATATCTCGGCCATTGACTTTCATGCAAAGCGCCGTTCCAAATGCCCATGATAATAATTGGTCTACCGAAATAGTCTTTTCTTGGGCGACAACAAACCTATAGCGCGACACATCCGCCTGCAATTCAAGGGCATAGTTATCGCAATCATGAATATGATTTAGATATTCTATTGGCTCTGAGAAATTCAGAGCCTCCCTAACCTCTTTTCTAAAATCAAGAATTTTCGCCAAACCAAGCCTTAACTCACGATAAGTAGGCATCCAAAAGGTACTGTCCATTGGCCAGATATCTTTTAAGTTTGGCCAGCAGGACTGAAGTTGTTGGGTTATCTCTTTCGACGTTATTCTCATGGTGACGGTGTTCCCTCGCTAGGAGAGGCTGAGGGTGATGTTGATGGTGTCCCCTCGCTTGGCGAACCTGATGGTGTGCCACTCGGAGAGGCTGAGGGTGATGTTGACGGTGTTCCTTCACTAGGTGAACCAGAAGGACTGCCGCTAGGAGAAGCTGAGGGACTACCACTAGGAGAAGCTGAAGGTGAATCTGAGGGAGACGATGATGGTGTCCCTTCGCTAGGTGAGCCCGATGGTGTTCCTTCACTGGGTGAACCCGATGGACTGCCACTTGGCGTTCCTTCGCTGGGGCTGGCTGATGGGGTTCCTTCGCTAGGAGAGGCTGATGGACTTGCTTCGCTTCGTGACCCTCCTGAAATATGAAAAGTTCCAGAATCAACTTCGACCGAAACTGCATCGTTAAACGAAAACATATCGCCTGCAACACATGATACCGTTTCTGTTGCAGAGTTTAGCCATGTAATGGTAATGTCACCATTCGCTGCACAAAATGCCAAAGCTCCTCCATTAATAACCCCCGTTGTCAGGGTACATAGCCTTGGAGTAAGCGGGAATGCCTGAACCGCTGTTCCGTGTCGGTCCCTGACCATTGTTAATGTTTTCTTACTCATCTCATACTCCTTGCTTGGATTATCTGAATGCTTCTTTAGACTTCAGCACCAGCCGTTTGACCAGGGCGTTCTGTTCATCTTTAATCTTATTCATCCGTTCACGCAACTCAACTGAAGTTATACCCTTCTCTTTGTAGAGCGCGCGAGCCTTCTTGCGCTTCTTAGAGAGCTGCCTGCTTACACGATTGTATTCTTCGCGGTATTTTTTCTTGTCCTTAAACTTCGCCTTAAGCTCCTTCTTCTCTGGGGAGCCCTTGGCGGCATCGCCGATATCGCCCCACTCCTTGGTAAGGATTTCGAGATTATCGTAGAAGGCACTCATAAACTTGGTGTTCTTTGTGGTATGAACAAAACGTCTGAATGGCAGGTATCGCTGTTCATACCACTTACGGTCAGGCATTGTCTTGCTGGTTGCCTTTCTGATAATGCCGTCTGCTGCTGCCAGCGCCGTAGTGCCAAGCCAACCGGTGTAGGCCCTGACAAGATGTTCGATTTGGACGGGAGAGAGTGTCAGCTTATCAGGGAGAAGTTTGCCCATTACTGCTGAAGCGCCTTTGGCCACTTCGCTGGTCCATGGTTTAAATGTCTTCTCAGCCGTATTATATTTCGCTGCAAAGCCTTCAATGTCCCTGCCGGTGAACCAATTCTTGTCAGCGACCACCTCGCCTATCGGTTTCAGGGCCTGTGGGACAGGGTTCATTGCAAAGGTATCCATGATTACGTGCTGCATGGCCTTGGAGATATCCTTGAAATCCTTGTCCTCGTTCTCTGCCCATTGCTGAGTCATCTTCTCAGACATGTACGCTACGGCGCCAACCTCAAAGGGGCGTGGCATGTAGAACATCTTGTCGTAGCCTGGAAACTTGAACATATGATACGTGCGTTTAATCCATTCCTCAGCATCCTTGTATTCTTCATCGTCTTTCATCCAGAGGTACATGAGTGAGGATATCAGGCTGTAGGCGGTTATCACGGCACCAAACTGCATACGCTGCTCACGCGACATTCCGGCACGAGCCATCTTGTCCAAGCCCTGCATGCGCGCGTTCATGAAAGGTACGACCTGAGTGAATTTCCTAACCCAGTGAGCCGACCCAGTACGAGTAAAATCAAGCAGATCACGGGCAGCAAAGCTTGCCTTTAGAAGCGACCCCGTTTCTTCCAGGGTTTTATTGTATGCGGCTATGCGGTTGACGTTTTCACCTTTTGCTCCAACTGCCGCCCACCAACTAATAGCTTTTTTAATGTTTCCCTTTGTGTCAAGGATAGCATCCCTGTCTATGCCGGTTTTCAGGAGGCGCTTGATTGCTTCAGGTTCAGCACCATGAGTGTAGCCTGATTCGGTGAAAGTGGCTCCAGATGCATCGTGGGTCTTGGTGCTTGTCTTAAGGCCTGTTAATACATTCTTCCAGAATTTAAGCGATACGTTACCCACCGCAAGCGTATGGATTGTATCACGCAGCATATTGACTATCTTAAAGCCTGGGTCTGCCGTAACACCTACAGTCAACCAGTGTTTAGCGAATCGCCCGGTTCTCATCACAACGTCATTCATGCCTGCCTGGTCAAGTGCAAGCAACGACTCCATGACAAGCTTCCCTTCTTCGGTGTTGTTTATCTCATACCAAATCTGATTGCCATCCTCTCGGACAAAGATCGCGTCTTTAGATTTTTTCTTGTGATGGACTTTCTTTGCAATCCATTCAGAGCCAGTGCTCATCGACTCAGCGGCTTCAAGCGCTGTTTTGGCTGCTTGGTTGTTTAAACTAGCAGTAAGAATATGGTGCCAGTTCATCATGGAGTTAGAAAGCGGATCTCTCAGTTTCTTATCGCTACCCTTCAGGACTTCAAATGGATTCTGGTTGGCAAGGTCAGAGAGGCTGGATGGGCCTTTTGTGCCACCCTGCTCAAGCATGCGATAGAATGGGATGTATGTCCCATCTTTTGCCCACTGCGCGGCTTGCTTTTTGTTGATTAACCCTGAAGCCACGCCTACCTTAACGATGTCTCGGCTGAACTCGTCAAACTCTTTACGAGCCTGCTTGAAAACCTCTCCGCGATTCCTGCCATCTTTCATCCTGCCATTCTTATAAGTCTTGAGCGTTTTGATCTGCGTCTTGTCGAACAGCATCTCGCGATTTGACTTGGACAGGAACTCCGCTCGATGCCCGACCATCCATTTCATGAAGTCGTCAATCTCGGGTCCGAGCGGTTTGAGTATCTGCTGCAAGCTTTTCTTGGATTGGTCAAGCTGCAGGGTGCCGGAAGATTCAAGGTGTACCCGACCCCATTTAACTGTCGCCATGAGAGCATCGGTAGCTGACTTGGCAAGGTGCGCCATCATCCAAGATTCATCGTCGCCAAGGATCTCTTTAAACGATGCATATTGGTCCACGACCTTCTGCCGGAACTTGGTTGTCCAGAGTTCATGGTGGCGTTCAAACTTATCGCGTAACGATTCTCCTTCCGGAGAGGCAAAGCCATGCTTGGCTACTTCTAGCTGTTCGTTGGTGTAGTCGCGGTGTTGGAAAAGAATGTCGTCTTGCTGCTTGGACCACTCACCTTTATTGAAGATGGATTTGATTTGGTTGGGGTTGAAAACGGCTATCTCAGTCACCCTATGCAAAGGTCTTATTTTTTCAAAGGGAATATAAGCATCAAATCCTTGGGAGTTTATAAATTCACCCCAATTCTTAGATGTCCTCCCTGTATCCTTTAATAGGCGAAACTCTCTTTGTACCTTTTTAAATTCAACACTGGTCGCGTAAAGAGGGTTGGAAACATTTAGGTAAACTGGAATAACATGCCCTTTTTTCTTCCCTACAGGGCGGCCAGTACGGTTTCCCTTAAAACCTCTTGCTCCATAATCATTTGCATATCTTTTTGATGGTGTGAACCAAATCATCCCATTTCTAAAAAATGTTTTGTTTGGATCAAAAACTGTTATTTCTTTCGTTGAACCGGCCCCATGATAAACCACCAACGGCTCACCTTCGTCATCCACCACCTTGCTATCGCCAAAAAATTTCTTGAAGTTCTTCTCGCTCTTGGTGCGCTCGGCGGCTTGAAAAAGAATGTCGTCTTGCTGCTTGGACCACTCACCTTTATTGTAGATGGATTTTATTTGATTGGGGTTGAAGGCTATAAAATTACGAGGGAGCTTGTTTATCCTTGCAGGTGTATAATGCTTATATTTTGCGACATCTCCACTAGGATCATCAACCCTTAATACAATCCCATCAAACCCTTGTTTACGTAAGAACTTAGTAGCTCCCCCATTACTTCCAAGGTACTCAGCTATTTTGTCAAACAACTCTTGCCCATACAAAGAACCTTCTTTGTGAAAACTATCTGGCAATTCCTGCCCTTTGTAAGTTTTAGTTTTATGCTGGATTACGTCTTTGTAGTTCTCTCCAAGTAATACCTTTAGTTCTTTTTTGGAAAATTTTTTATTATAGTCAAAAGGGTTACTAATGTTTAAGTATACTGGGTAAACCTTGCCAGCGCCCTCAACGAACAACTGAGCATCAGACTCTTTCTCGGCAAAATAAAAACCTTTCCCTGCCACGACCATTGTTATTTTTTCAGGGTCAAAAACCCTCAAGTTACCTTCAGGACTCCCATGATAAACCACCAGCGGCTCGCCATCATCATCAACAACCTTACTCTTCCCAAACCATTTCTTGAAGTTCTTCTCGCTCTTGGTGCGCTCAGCGGCTTGAAAAAGGATATCTCTCTCTTCGTTATTTTGATTTGCTTCAATGCCGTATTTATCCTTTAAATGGCCCTCCACAACAGAATGCATCGCGTCGCCTGCTGCCCAAAGATATCTCTCTCCTCTCGTTCCAATTGTAGAGCGATACTTGGGCGTCCCTTTAGGAGCCAACGGAAATTGATCTTTGAATTGAATGCTTATTGCCTGGTAGTCAGCCGGAGAGGGATTCTTATAAACAGTTACTGACACTGGCCCTGACTTGAATGTGAATTGCTGTGGAGTCTCTTTAGCTTTTATATCACCCAGCGCCTCATCAACCGCCTTCTCAGTTACAACACCGTCAGCGTCTTTGAGCTTCTTGCCGTTCTCGACCGCCAACTCGCGATACTTGGCGGCTTCCTTGGTGCGGCCCTTGGCTTCGAGCATGTCAGCTATGTTGACTTTCTGGATGACGGCATCGTTAACTATCTGTTGGATCTGACCATCCTCATCTTTGAATCCAAGCTCCTTGATGGTCTTGACCTGCTCCGGCTTGCCAACCGCGTCAGCTAAACGTTCAGGAAGGGTTTCTTTTTCGCCCTTCTGCGCCAACGTAGCCTCCCGAGAAAACACAGCCCGCTTAGAAGGAACAGCCTTGCCGGTCCCGGTCAGAATCCGATCGAACACCTTAGTGATTTCAGGGGAGAGCTTAATGTCTACTGAAGACCCTTTAACGGTCCTGTAAATCTCCATGAAAATCTTTTTAAGCTTGGCAAAGACTTTCTTCAATTGCTGATTGGGTGCTTTGCCGTCACGCATGTAGCGTTCGAATCCGGTTGCGAACTTCTCTTCAGCCTCGACTGTCCATTCTCCCTTCTTGACGCCAGCCCACTTTTCAGAGGTCTGCAGTTCTTGCTCAGTCAAATCACGCCGGAATACATGCGCTAGTTCATGAACCACAGTGGATGCGTCTGCAGACTTGAAGGCATGGATGATTGCCTTGCCATCATGGATTGAAGCTGCGCCTTTGTTCTCCTGGCGTTGCTTATATGTGAAGCGCTTTGACTTGCTACCGGGTTTCACCTCAATGCCGCGCTGATGTAAATATTCGCCCGTTGTATAACCAAGCGACTTAGCTCTGGCACCGAGTATAGCAGATATGGAATCAGCCTGTTTCTTATCCTTAACAACGCGAGTAACCTGCTTGCGGAAAGTAGCTTCTCGCTTGACAGCGGCTTTTTTTGTCAAAGGTGTTTTGTTGAATTGTTTTGTGGGTGCGAATTTAGGGAGTTTGGGCTCTGTGAGAGCTTCCTCTACCTCTGCTACTTCAACTGTCGGCTCAGCAATTTTCTTTTCAGCGAGCCTCTCAGCAGGCTTCTCAGCTTCTTCAACCGGAGACTCTACCACTTCTTCCTCAACCCTCTCTTCAACCTTCTCCTGCGTCCCAGCATACGCCTTCTCCTCCGGCGTGGCCTTAACCTGCTCCTCGTACATCTCCTTCAGGTCAATTTTCTCACGTTCAGCCTTTGGTTCAACTTTTTCTTTTATCTTAACCCTGTCAGTCGGCCCTAACTGCTTCTCAGGCTTGCCGACGGTAGATTCAAGCGCACCAGTCGCCTTTACTTCTTCCGAAAACATTTCAAGCCCTGCAAAGAAATCAGGCGACATGCCTGCTTCCAATGCCTGCTCTATCGCGGGGATAGCCCCAGGGATATTTGCTGAGCGTTCTTTAATCAGATTGTCAATACCTGCCCGCGTAATGCCAGCATTTCTACGTCCTAGTGCATCTTGATTCCGAAGTTCGACCAATTCACGAATACCTATCTCACCATCAAACATCTGACGACGGATTTTTGCTTCAGCCTTGTTAATATCGTAGCTCAAGCTTGACTTCTCGTCACCGACACGAACCTGGTCGCCTGCCATGAGACGGATATTGTCGCGTTGAAAAAGGATGTCGTCAGGGAGGCCTGCCATGGGTTGACGCTCGGTCGCCATCTGCGCATCAAGCTTCTCAGCACCTACCTGTGCGCCGGACATGCCTACGCCCATCACGCCGCCAAGAACACCGGCTTTGCCTAAAGCCTCGTCAAGTCCCTGGTCCCATGGGCGTCCCATAGCCAAGTTCTGCAACCCAACTTCAAATCCTGTCTGACCAATCTCTTCGGCGCTCTCTATCAATCCAGATCCACTTAGTCTGTATGCTAATTCCGGAACTGACTGTGCGGCTCCTTCTATCCCTTTCTTCCTGGCTACTTTTGCGTTCCCAGCTATCCATTGAGTAACATCATCAAACCCTAACTTGTTGGCGAGTCTGCCACCGGCACCCGCAATCAAAGTTCCGGCAAATCCAATACCCAACGCAGCAGCCTCCTGCCCGGCATTAAGCCTGCCACCGGGCGTTGATTGCCGCATCTCTTCTGCAGATGAACCAGCCATTGACATGCCTTCACCCACGAAGGGCGCTGCCTTCGCTCCAAGCCACCCCATGGCCTTTAAGCCACGGGCATAAGCACCGCCCAATCCAATAACGGGGGCGCTTTCAAGAATCATATTTGCAGTTGCACCCGGCTCACGGACTAATGCCTTTGCTGTTCCCCATGCCCCTTCTGCTTGCTCTATGCGGTTGAGCGCTTGTTTCTGTTCTGGCGAATACCAACTTGAAAGTATCTTGTGAGTCTCTTCCGGATCATAGCCAAGCTTCTCTTCCATTAATTGACCGGCACGGCCACCTGTCGCTATGTCGGCAAGACCAACTACAGCTTCGCCCGTGCCAACCACGCCTTTACCTAAAGACACCAATGGGTCTGCAATAGCCCTTCTGAGAATTGAACTTCTTTCCTGTGCTTGCGGAGGAGCCGGAGCAGCTTCAGGTGGCGGCACATTAAGCGCAGAGACTTGCGGAGCGGGAACAACCGGAGCAACACCTGTCACGGCACCAGATCCACCTTTGGCCTCGGTAGGGATTTGGACAGCCGGTGTTTGAGCGGCCATGTCGGCGTCATAATTGATCTTCAGCCGACGCTTGCCCTCGGGAGACAACGATTGATAATCGTCTCTTTTTTCTATTTCTTCCCACTCTGTTGGCATCGGAGCTAACCTTTAATAAAAGTCTGGATCAAAAAGTCGTGAATCGTCTTTGCGACGAGCTAACCTCGCTGCTTTTTTCTCTTTCAAAATACGCTCTCTTTCATCCCATGGACTCTCATAAGGAGTCTCGACGACAACAGGATTAACTTGCGCCGCTAATGTCTTCTGAGATTCTTCTTTCATCAAATCAGCATAAGAATCGTACCCTTCTTGGCGTTGTTCATCTGTTAGCCCTTGAGTCCCTACCTTATCACCCCCTGTCCCTGTTGCTTCAGACTTCGGGATGGCTGGTGCTGTTATCCACGTTCCAGTCTCAGCATCGTAACTTCTCTGAGGCAAACGACTAGCAGCTTCATCGCGCTCTATGCGTCCTGCCTGTTGTTGCGATTCTAAGCCGGTTCTATACCCGGCAAGAGATTCATCACGTCCGGTTGTGAAAGCCTGCTCACTGGCAAGCTCCCTGTCACGCTGGCCAAACTTAGCCGCCTGCTCTCTATCACGTTGACCAAACCTATCCATTTGCTCTTTGGTGCGCTGATCAAAACGACTCTTCATCCGCGAAGTCTGGCCTGCTTCTCCCATCTGCTTTCTGCCGGTAGCGCCACGCTCCCGCATGCCAGTGCGACCTGTTTGGCCTGCTTCCCTCATCTGCGTGTCTTTTAGGGCGGTAAGCGCCTTGAATATCATTCGCTGCTTTCTTATCTGCCTATCCTGCGATATCTGCCGCCCGGCGCGACCTTTAAACGGACCACGACCTGTCGGCATACCTTCTGCCGCCTCCATTGCCTGGGAAAGCAAATCGTCTTTCTTCTTATTGCCGAATCTATAATTTGGACTTGGTTTCCCCTGGGTTGTTCCGTCTGCAAATCTTTTAAATGGCATAACAAGTCTCCCTATTCTTCTGGGACAAAATCCCAACTTTCTCTTGGTTCATCATACTTTCGAGCTGGAATTAAAACATTATCTACACTGTCTGGATCAATTCCGCTTATAACTCCATTCCTTTTTTCAAGCAAAGTGGTATCATAGTTTAAAACTATATCATCATAGTCTATGTTCCAACAAATTGGCATATTTGCAACCCACCCATAAGACGTGGCCATTACGTGAGGTTGTGGCAAATATCTTCCCAGGGTCCTAACGCCAGTTGCTCCTGTGTTTGACTCCAAATAAACACAAGTAAGAGGACAAGAGCAAATATTTTCTACTGTCCCTGGAAAATAATTAGAAGCCTGCTGAAGATTAGGATATCCTATTTTGCCTACACAATCTTTAGACGCTGGCGACACCGCCCACGTTTCTTCGTGGAAATAAGGTGCGATAAAATAGGGAGTGTTCACGTAGGACGTCCCAGAAGGGTGGCCCCCGGCTGGTACAAAATCCGGGTCTAATGACCATGGTGGAATATTTCGGATATCAGGGATGCTTGCCGTTGGCTGAGTCGGGGGGGTGTAAGTGAAAACAACTATGTAATTATTGGCGGCAACATTTCCTCCCCCAGGCTCACAAAGACGTCGTTCCCACTTTACTGTCTTTTCAGTATAATCAACCACTCTCACATCAGCGACCATATAACCATTTAATAAATCCAATTGCCTGAAAAACGGCCATTCTTCTGTAGCGTCAGATATTCCTGTTTTATGAAGACTTTGCGTTATTACGGTTCGCCCATTCCACTCATAATCAACTTCAAAGAAAAATATACCTGTAGCGACATTATAGTAAATATAAGGAACTTTTCTAATTGTATTGGTCCCGTCAGTAAACACTATGAACTTTTGCGATGGTAATCTTTTGGGTACGCCAGCATGAACATATGTATTTAAATAATACTCTAAATTCGTAGAATTGCTGACAGTAACTGTGTAAACATCACTTTGTTCGCTGGTAGTATAGCTGTGTGAGTAATCGTAATCACCGGCTGAAAGCAACTGACCTTCTTTTCCTGCCTTTGGCGTCATTGTTACAGAGCCACAAATAAACTTTGAAGGATAACGATGTCTGTCTACTTCTGGCTGACCAACAGGATGATATATCTCATCAATTTGATCAACTATTCCATAATCAAGCTGTGCAGACGTCCCGCCTGTTTCCACGGGATTTAAATATAACTCTGGACACGGATTATACCTTGTTGGTGTTTCGCTTGCTCTTCTCCATGGCATATCCACTGTCGCTACCTTTGTATATAAATCTTCGGGCAAAAGACTCAAACCACGCTCTACTCCAAATCTAACAGATGTGCTATGATAGAACTCATGGCTAAGAATTGGATGTATCGCTAAACTATACTCACTTGTTGTTAATAGATCTTCATCTTCTATATCTACAATCAAACGAGATGTTGGTAGTGTTGTCGGGAAGATACCGCCGCATCCTTGTGTCCCGCGATAAAAAAATGATTTTGTATACACACTGTTTAGCCCATGATATGTTCCTGTAGACCACTGCCACCCTACTGATGATAAATATTTTGAACTAATATTTGGAACAACTCGAACTGGATAAACATAACTATTTGTTCTTCCCTGCCATAGTTTAAGTATCATACTCTGTAATTCTTGAATCCATACTACATATTCACTTGTCCCAACATATTCATCATAAACTGTATTAATTTGCTGCGTACTGAATGTGTATGCAGACTTCCATTCCACATCTGTACCTGTGTCAGGGTGTGGATACAGGGAACCAGGATTAATTCCATTTTTAAAAAGTTCTAACCAATTATCCCCACATACATTAAAAATCACCCTATCTCTATCAATAACCCCTGCAGTTACCGCACCCGGTCCATCACAGCGTCTAATGTCTGTAGAAAAAAACCAATCAGACGATTCTGTAAATGGAATGGTAAAAAAAGAAAAAGTAACATATTTTTTCATTCCTACAGTAATAACTATAACCGGGCAACCAACATAGAAATACATTCCAGCTATAGTTGGTTCTGCATCAGTAAAGGGGTGATAATAAACTTCCGCTCTATGGTTGATGGAACTTATGGTGTCTATGTAGCGCACGTAGAGTTCATTTGAATCAAGAGACACCCATGTAACCACTCCCACTCTAGTGGAGACCCCTTCACCCCTTTTAATAGTTTTAATTTCAAACATTTAGACTCGTTTCAACAGCGCTGATTTCGCTTGCCCGAGTTAAACAAGATACTTCAAAAGGAACACCATACGCAATGATCGTCCTTGTTGGGCATTCTTCAGGGTTTTCCTCATAGTCAGCTGGATCTTCTATAAAAATATCATCATTTAGCGAAGTACAACTACTTTTTGTTACTATATATGCATCTGAATCTATACCCTGAGAAGTCAAATCCACCCCATCTTCTATTAACTGTCTTATGCTACCAAAACTAATGCAATTAAAAATCTGATATAATTTATAATATATATGAACATATGGATATGCCCCCCCATCCTCTGATGAATATCGATCAGGTGTAGGTCTAATCACGGGACAAGTTACCACAAGAATAGTATCCCCTTCAACCAATGGTCGCGGCCACCCAGCAATTGGTAAATTTTCATAAAAAGTATAAACTATTCCACCTTCTACCTTCTGGCAAACCTCTACATCTGCGCCCACCCTTGTTGCCACAACCTTACAGTTTGAAACCAAAATACCAACAGCCACACAATCAAAACAGCACCTACAGGGCTCAATCCTCTCTTCTTTCCCTTCTTTTTTCACATATGGCACAAATATCTCAACAGTTGATAACCCAAAACTTTGTGATGCTCTTATTGTTGTGCCATCTGCAAGTTTTAGCGTATTGAATCCAGTTGGAAGATCCTGAAATCCTAATGACGTTTGAAGGGCATTATATCTTTTCCATCCTAACCCTTTAAGCGTTGCAGCCTTTGCCTTATCTCCACTATAATGATACCGAGTAGGAATCTTCGGCCAAACTGTTGCCGGCGCTCTCTTAGGCGACTCGTTGTTCATTGCTGCTCATGCTCATATGAGTGACCTGATTGAAGCGTATTGCTAATAGAAGCATTGTACCCTCTCGTCTCAGAACCATTATAACCAATACTCATGGTGGTGTTAAGTGCACCAAGTGCTGATGCGACTGACTGTGCGGCTATATTAGCTAACGACTCAGCTACTCTCTCCGCAAGCGTCGCTGAAGATGTATAAGCATCAAGATTAATCTTTTCCTTCTCCAATACCTCTGTTAGTTGAATACGGTATACATCAACCGCTGATCTAATCTCTTCAACAAGTGCAGAAAACTTAGCAGTGACAGCTCGTATCTGCGAGTCATACACAGACGCTTTAGCCTTGACAACATCAGCCTTTGACTCGTTTTCAGCAGCAATTGCTTCAATCTCTGTTTTATATGCCTCAATTCTGCCAAGAAAAACTTTAATCTCGCCATCATTGATGGCTATGATAGCCTCAGATTGAGCTTTTGCAGATTCAATCTTAGCCTTAACGCCGTCCCACTGAGCAATATATATTTTCACGTTCTGCTCGTAGGTGGCAATGACTAACTCTTTAGTAACCTTGGCAATCTCAAATAACCTGTTCTCCTCGTTGTCAAATTCTGTTAATTTGATTTCCTCCATTTTGGAGGCAAGCTCTTTAACAAACCTTGAATTGGCATCTGCAAGATCAAAATCTTTTATGGTCGTGCTGTTTACGGCATCAATATCTTTAGCAAGAACATCCTTCTCAAGCTCCATTATTACTGCTGCAGCCTGCCCGCCAGCAAGATTAAAGCCGTTCTCTCCCACCGCATCATAAGCTCTTTGCCTTGATGCATCTTCTACGTTACGACGTGCTTCCTGGTTTCTGTCGATTATAAGGGCGTGAACCGAAGCACTCAACCCCGTTCCGCCATTAAGAAGAGAATCCCTTATAGAATCACAAAGCTCTGTCCATAGGCATGAAGTATATGTACCTGGAGTGTAGTCAAAGCTGGGGTCAATTTGACCAGGGGCGGTTGGTTCTACAAAACTAAAATCCGGCGCGTTGGGACGGATGACTGGATTCGTGATGTCATTTTCTGGCCAATTTTCATTTGGAATAAAAGTTAAATCGGGTTCATCGGGAAAACTTGGCGAATCAAGCGTTGGGATGACTGCAGTTATTTCATCAAAAGAAGGAGTGTATTCACTTACAAGATTTTCTAAGTTTGTTATAGCTGTGCTTAGCTCGGCAATCTGCAGGTCTCTAAAATCCTCAATCTCCCCAACAATTCTCTTAACTTCGTCATCAGGGGCATAAGGAGCTGTGCCACTGTAAGGAACGTTGTCTACCCAAACATCACTGCTCATAGTATATTCTCCTTAATAACCTACAATCCCTTGCGATCTGACAATTGGCACAATCTCCACGCTGTCTATCGTGAAATCAGATGTAGATGAAATCTTTACCGTCCAATACCTACCCTGACTATAACTCCCCAAAGGGACCTTTGTTCTTTGTAGGCCAGCCTTGGGCGGTCTTGCAGGGTAATGGCGCCAATCTTGCTCATCCGCCTTGATAGAAACGGTGAAACGTGCCGATGTTTTTATGCCAAGATAAAGCGCCCTGAACTTCTTAGGATTCGATAAACCAAAATCAGTTGTAGCAAGTGTAAATGTCCTGGTAAAATCTGTTGTGTCATCCTGCGAACCTGAATTAAGCTTAAATAATCCCGAACTGTTAGCACCAATAGGAATTCCATTTATAACCGCTAATGAGTTGTAGCCGGAAGACAATTCAGTTGTAGCCTTGCTTCCCCTCTCACCAACAGCACCCTGAACAGCGATTGAACTCATTTAACACCACCTGTTTGATGAAAATACAGGGAGGTCGCAAGATGGCGTGACGCTGGAATTGTTGTCAACCTCTGCAGCGCAACCAAGCCCTATTCCAACATTTGTCTTTATTCCAGTATGAAAATCTCCAGTTCCAACAACCCCGAGACCTATGCCGCTACGAATGACCATATATGTCGGCTTGGTTACTGTTCCGCTGATCCCTATTCCGATTCCTGCATTTATTTCAACTAACCGTTGCGGGGCGGTAAAAACAGAAACCCCCAACCCTATACCGCAGTTAATTAAAGCAGAATTGTATGATGCTGCTGTAGCCGAAATGCCGAGGCCAATCCCGCAGTTTGCCTGTATAGGCTGAGTGGCCATTCGAGCAAAAACACCAAGACCAACCCCGCAGTTAAACTCTGCAACCTGCGCCGTATCAACAGAGACACCAAGGCCAACTCCGCAATTAATCTTATTCACTCCGTCACGAAGGCCAGCTATATACCCAGCGGGAACCGTGCCTGTAAGGCTGAGTTCTGTAGGACGAAGAGTTACCTTTAACGCCGTCTCCTTCATGCCAACAGTGACTATTATCGACCCCGCAGGTGGGGACGCTGATGGAGATGCTGACGGTGTTGTTGATGGAGATGCTGACGGTGTTGTAGGAGAAGATGATGGAGACGATGATGGAGACGCTGACGGAGATGTTGATGGCGTTGCTGACGGTGTTCCCGCGCTAGGAGATGTTGATGGCGTATATTCATGAGGAGAAGCTGACGGTGTCCCCTCTGAAGGAGATGTTGATGGTGTCCCCTCGCTAGGAGACGCTGATGGAGTTGATGATGGCGTTCCTTCGCTAGGAGAGGCTGAGGGTGTGCCTTCGCTAGGAGAGGCTGAGGGTGATGTTGATGGTGTCCCCTCGCTGGGAGAGGCTGATGGAGTAGATGATGGGGTTGGTGATGGAGAGGCTGATGAAGTCCCCTCACTAGGAGAGGCTGACGGAGACGCTGATGGGGTTGCTGATGGAGACGATGATGGAGTCGATGATGGAGAGGGTGACGGAGATGATGCAGGGATTGTGTTGAATGCGTACCCAATCCCCGCTACAGGGTCGCCGCTATTTTGCCAAACATCATCAATGGAGAAAAAGATTTTTCCATTGTCAAGGTCAAGGGCAACGCCTATTACCTTCCCATCGACAGCAAAAGAACTGCCATAAGATACGCCAGAAGCATCATTGTACTTATACCCAGTTTCGCCGTCAAAAGAATAAGACTCAGGCGTCGCACCAGGGTAGACAGACATGGATGTAGTAGGTTCAGCAACACCTATTCGAATCCGCCCATCCCAACCAGTCTCGTCACAGACAATCTCAAAATAAAACTTCCCGCCAGAGGCACTGAAATCAACCTCAATGCGATCCCACGTGCCGTCGTTCCCGGTTTTCTCAGCAGTAAGGTTGCCATTAGACCGAGTATAATTTGATGCGCTTGCCCATGAAGCAACAGTCATCTATTCACCCGGTTTAGGTATATGCAACTGAATAAGCGCCAATTGACATCTCGCTGACAACAGCGGGGACACCAACTGCTACATCAAGGCCACTCTCCATTACAATGTCGCCACCAGAAGTAGAAGTAACCGTCCCATATAATCTAACAGCAGTTGTGCTTGCAGTAGTTACAACATCATTGGCAAACCAAGCACCCCATGTAGCTGTACTTGCGGCTAACCCATCACCGGACCAGACTTCTTTTATGCCAGTAGCAGGATCGGTTGCTTTTTTAAGAATGCTGGAAGTAAGAGTGCCGAGATTTAAACCGTTATCAGAAAGGCCGGTAGCAAAAGCTCCCCCATCAAGGGTTATTTTTGCCAACAACGTTCCAGATACAGCGGTGTCAGCATCGGCTGGCTCAGTGCCATCATAAATATAAAGAGTACCGTTCTCCATTATTTCAAGGATAGAACCACCGCGAAGCGTCTGAATACATGCCTTTGCTGCCGCCGCCTCTGCAAGCCAAGTCCCTGAAGCAAATGTTAGTGAAGCTGCGGACGCCGTTGCAACCTTGCCGCGTCTGTTATTATTGGTGGGGCTAGTCGCATAAATCCAGTCACCAGCTTTAAAAATGTCTAAACCACTGGCTGCGGTAATCTCACCGTCTGCAAATGTTAATGGCAGACTTGCGGTGCTGCCTAAGAAATACTGATCATTCGTGGTTATCCGCGAAAGATAAGCTTCCTTGAACCCGGTTGAAAAACTCCAAGCCATGATAATTCTCCTTTGACTTTAATATTATTACTCATGACTCTGCACTACAAGAGTCTCATCAAAAACCGAAATTGCTCCGACAGCCGGACAATCTGGCATTGTTACATTTTTGCCTATTAAGTTTTCTACCCGACCACCAGGCAAACAAATGACGGGACCGCTCTCTGTGGCAAGCAGAGATGATGGAACATTTGTTTCAAACCCAAAAAAAGAAGGGTCTACCGTGCCATGAAATTTGCCCCACTCCTTAGCTGGATAGTCAGCAACCTTTCTGTTCGTCCATTTATGGGGATTTAAACCTGATAAAAAATAGATTGCATCACTATCTGAAACATAGATGCCATCTGCTGCCGGGGCAATCGCCAATATCTTAGTAGCAAACTGCTCACCACCAATGGCTGGATTATACAGACCGAGATGCGCGAACTCAGTGTAGTGAATCATGTTGTTTATAGAAAAATAGATACGCCCGGCATTGAAGCAAAGATGATGGCTTGCCGGGGGCGCTGTGAAACCTGCAATAGATGCCGAATCTGCCCATACACTTGTTTGCCAATCAGAGACAACAGCATCCTGGGAAATCATACCGGTGCCGTATCCATTAGTAAAAAAAATAGCGTTGTTCACCCGGCAGAAATCTATCCAAGCACCCTTGACCATGCCCGACCAAATGCCGTTTAACGTAATGGTCGGAGTCTCAGAGACAGTTACCCGGTAAAGAGCGGTGTCACTTGTGCGATCTTTAGCAACAAGGCCCCACTCCTTCCCCGGGAATAGAGAATGAAAGTCACCCGCCTCTATCTCTTCTGAGCCAAGACGTCCAGTAATCGCACCAGTGCGATCAACCATTACATCCGTAGCTGCTTCAAGCGCAGCAACGCCTGTCTCCTGACTGTAAGGCAGACGGTACGCCGGGACTTTGTTATTGATGCCCAACGCACCGTTGAACAGCTTGAGTAGTGCCATCTCTACATTGACGGCATCACGTAGGTGATAAACATGTCATACACATACGCCACAATGCCCTGTGAGTGTTTTGCCTGACCATAATAGCCGTTAAGTTGGTTGGTCGAAGCAGTATCTGCCATTTAAATCACCTCTCTTACTGAGCTATCGTGTAGGTAACGACCAAGGTATAAGCATCGTCTTCTAAAGCAGCATGAGACAATAGGATATCAATGGTGTCAGCGGCAGTATATTCATGCCCAACACCATCGTTTGCTGTGTCACCAGCAGAACTCAAACTAGTGATAAACGCTGCTGATCCATCAACACCGTCAATATAACGGTCAGGGTCGGCACCATCTCCAACATCAATTGTCATGGAAGCAACAGTGCCGTTTGTGCAAGTAAGAATGACATCAATGATCACCGCTCCTTTTGGAACCCAAACCATCTGAACTGTGTCTCCGGCCTCAAGATCACCTGATGGAACCGTGTAAGTGCCTTTTGCAGCTAAAACCATCCCGGTGGGGACGTTGGATGAAGGGTAGTCCTTGTTTAGGACTGCACTTGAATAATAAGTACTAGCCATTATTTTTTCCTCATTAAAAAGTTAATTAATTATACCCAACTCGATCTTGGCCGGTCAGGAACTGCCCTGGCCTGCCCATGCTGAGTCTGTGCTTCGAGTTCAAAGAGGGCCTTTTCATACCGACGTTCATACTTATCAGTGTTAACCTTGGCCCCCTCTAAACCGTCTTCTATATCGTTAAAAAGCTCCTTACATACATAACTGTGTATCAGGCGCTTTTGGAATTTAGTGGGGATGGCGCTGGGAATATCCTCGCCATCATCTAACTCCGTTACCTCTGTATAAAACCTGAGTAGTAACGTCTGAGCCGTTTCAGGCACCGGGTGGTAAAAAATATTACTTCCGGATATGCAGACAAACTCAACCTCGCCATCCACATTATCCAACCCGGCATCAGGATAACGCTCCATCATCAATGCCATGGAACTCAATACCTTGATCTCCCCGAAATCCTCACCACCGGAACAGTAAAACAACTCACGATCAAAATTCATCGCGTCCGGCTGTGCAACTTCCGTTGCAGAAATGGATGTCGTTACCTGTACGGAAGACTCAAGTTTGGGCAACAACACCCGCGCTGCAACGTCGGCATAAGCCTCGTTGATTAGATCAACAACACGCTCAGTATCTTCCGTGATATCCGGATCGTTAACTGTCGTAGTTATCGAAGTGTGCAAGTCTTCCCGCGTTGGCATCCTTTACCTCTTCTTTGCTTGGAATCATATCGTGTGTTCTCGTCACTTCATGAACTGCCACCACATGCTTATCAAGTCCTTTCTGCGTTTTATAAAGCTTTCCGCAGGTTTCACACTCAAACAACTCAGGCAATACAACCTTCTCTTTGGCAGGAGCTTGGACTTCCATGAAACAACGCTCATTACCAGACATTACAGCCTCTTTGTCAGCGTCGTCAATCTCAAAGACTGAACCCGGCGGACCCACATAATAAGGGCCGAAAAGCGTACCCTTCGGATTAATCTTGTCGATTGTCCGGTCATTACCAAAATAATGCAAAAACATCCAGAGCTCCTGCTAAAAAAGTTTAGGCTACGCTACACCAGTCTCAGGGTTGGTAACAGCTGCGTCAAATGCAATTACACCAAAATCAGCGCTGTTGAAACGGGTTTTCTTGATACCGAAGATGGTGCCTGCCGTTACTGCCAGTGCATTACCACGGTCATCTTTCTCTTCGTTCCAATTATACCGACCCTTACCTGAATCCTGGCCATAAGCAATAACACCTGCCTGGGCTCCAAGAAACAACGAACGGGCGGCAGCGACATCGCTGCCAGCACCATAATCGTCGAACCGGATAACATTACGATGCTTGTGCATAATAACATCGGCATACTCACCAAGGGAGTTGGTATACATCTTGGCACCGGCACCACGATCTGTGGCTTTACGGATGTCCATCCAGTCGTTGGTAGTTGTGCTGATACGCAACGCATATGCCTGGAAGGTGTGCATGATCATGACAAACTTCTTCTCACCATCAACCATAAAAGGCTGGATCATCGGGTCAGTTGTCTCTGCCAACGCGACTAACCTCTCAATATCACCCAAATCCAAGGTGTCACCGGCAACCAAGGAAGCCTTGGACGTGGCATCACCACCATAATATATATGAGCGCTGTCAGGAGCAGTCAGGGTGTTATTCGCCCTGCCAGTCCAACTGGTACCCTGATGGAAATCAGCATTGATGCCCCGCGCACCCGCGAGATACATCATGAATTCCTCATCCATCTCCTCGGCCCACCATGTACTCAGTGCATCCCGGCCCTCTTTACGAAGGTTATACGGTACACGCTGCTCGGACATCTTGCCCTTACTCTTGGTGGATTTCCGAAGCTGATCAATAAAGACATAGTCACTATGGAAAGTCAGCGCTTCCTCACCAGTGGCATGTCCCTCAATTACCGAATCACCTTCAATACCAGGGTGATCCAACTTCATGCGCAGCCCAAAAGTAATTTTTTCTGCCGCGCCTTTATGCAGTTCATCTTTTACCATGATAAGACTGTCCTTACCGGTTCCGATAAACTTACTGAAATACGATTTCTTTGCCGCCTCATAAGCAAGGCTTGTGGACCATCTCTGGACCGCAAGGGCATCACTTAAGGCAAATTCCGTCATGGACATAATATGCTCCTATTTGCTACGGGTGTTATGCTCCGCTCAAATAGCGTTCCTGGTCTGCAGTGGACAGTTTGGCAAATGCCGCGTCGTCCAACACCTTGCCATCGAAACCAACATCAGGTTCTTTACGCTCAGTACCCTGCAAACTGGAAACCGATTTGAACGCGGATTCCCCGTCTGTTTTAAATTTAGTCAGAAGCTCTTTCTGAACCTCTGCCCTTATGCTCTTCTCAAGCTCAGCACGTACAGTCTCTTTCTTGCTGCCACGCTCACTAAACTTGGTCTTCAGACCGACAAACATGTCCAACATATCCGCAGCCATTTCACCCAAAACAACCGGCTCATCCATGCCATCTGCAAGGATAACCGTGTTCGGGTCCGTCAAAACATGCAACTGCTCAGGGAACCCTATCTCATCCGTAAAGGCTGTAATAGAATCACCCACGTCAGAGTATTCATCAAATAAACCAGGCAATGCTTCTTCCATGCGATTATACGAAGCTTCAACCGATACCTGTGCGTCAGCGTTACGCGCATCGAGCGCATCCTGCTCGCGCTCCTGCACCATTTTGTCCCGGTCATGCGCCCGCAACTGCATCATGTAGGCAACTGCGTCCATCGGTTCGTCTTCCAACAACGACTTAAACTCCGCGTCGGATAGCTCTTTAAAACCGGAATCCTCTTCCACCTTGGATTCCTGGGGTTTTACCTGTTGCTGACTAAGCGCTTCTATCTGCCCAGCCATGCGCTGCATCTCTTCTTTGAGATACCTATTCTCACCTCGCGCCTCTTTAATCGCTGCGAGCGGAACAAAACCCTTCGGCGGTGTTGTATCCTCAGCCGACTCTTCCGAAGCCGCTTCAACTTCCAACTCCGACTCCTGATCAGAGACTTTTTCTTCGCTCTCTTCCTCTTTCGACTCGGAGGATGCCGCTTCCTTACTCTCCGCTGAGGATTCGTCTTCAGATGTCTCTTTCTCTTCCGGCTCTGACTCGATGCCCATCAACTCCTGCTCAGAGGGCGCTTCGATTCCTTCAATGGATTCCGGCTGCGTACCACCGCCATCACCCATCATGTGATCAATATTCGAATCATTGGTGGATACATCTGCGCTGCTGCCTGCTGTGGACTCTGCCACTGTTGCTGTTTCTGACATTTTAAATCTCCCTTTAACGTCGCTACGGACGCGTTGTTGTTTTACGACTCTTAGTCGAGATGTTGTTTATGCTAAAACGGAACCCTGAACCTTTTCTTTTCAGGATGTCCATGCTGTTCCTTGTACCTTAATATTCTGCGTGGCCATGCCGGTGCCTGCATGGTGTGATCAGGCTTAATGGCCTGAAACTTGGGACACTCATCGCAAACCTGCATATCCGCCACGCTGCAGACACAAAAAATAGTTGCTCGGCTCAAAACCCAGACCCCGGCGAATTAGGAAATATCCGATCAAAATTGGCCAGATACTTCTTGTCCGCCTCGGCGTCCTTGTCACGGTTCCAACACCGAAAATTCCTACCATTAGGCATCTCCGGATGCGAACGGAAACTCCTTTCAATCTTCGCATCTAATGCCCGTTCCGCTGCCGCATCCGGCGTTGAATTGTAACCGCCTATATCTTCGTAGCGAGGCATGTTAGCGACCCAGAGCCCTGGCTTTTTCCCTTAACCGCTTGGCACGGGCCTCCGCTCCTGTCTCGCTTATTTTGTTGCCAAAAGCCATTCCAAACAAACCTGGCTTTTTAACCTCTACAGGTTTCTTCCATTTATCTTTCTTTTGCCGACCAATCGCCGAGCCTCTAGTTCTTACCATTTTTTTACACCCCATTATTTTGCTGATTCCTTAGCGGGCTTCTTAGACTCAGCCCTGTTCTTTTCCAATTCAAATCGTAATTTCATGCCAGCCTCGTAATCGTCCCGACGCGATGCGGCTTCCTCTACCCTTATCTTTTCAGCCTCCAACGCCAGCTTCTGCCTGTCTGTCTCAGCGTTGACCTTCTCTGCCTGAGCCTCTGCAATAAGCTTGTCAATCTCCGCCCGCGTCTTCTCAATCTCAGCCTGGCGCTCCTGCATCTCCATGTCGCTGTCAGCTGCTTGCTGCTCATCCATCTGCTGCTGCTTATCCATGGCCTTCTGCTTAGCTTCAGCACCAGTAAGCAATGGATCAATGGGTTCAACACCAAGGCTCATCCTAACCTGCTGCAGCAATTGCTCCTTGTTGGGCAGATTGGAGAGTTCAAATGCTAAACTCAACAACGGTGCAATTGCCTCTGGAGGCGCTTTCTGGATAGCAGTAAAAATATTCTCTAAATTCTTCTCGCGGATTGTGTCGGTCATCGGCTTTTCGCTGATGATAATATCATACTTGCCTGCAACAATATTGTTGCGGATCTCAATCCTGCCCGTAGCCGGATTAAAATGAGGATCATTTAAGTGAGCGAAGCTCTCAACACCCGATGCCCTGTCAGTCACTCGCAACACCTTCGGACCCGTCCAGGTATTTTGGATATTCGACATTATCTGAGAACCAAGGATTTTCTGTGATCTCTTCAGGTTCTTCAAAAGAGATGCCGTCATCATCCCGGCACGTTGCTGCCTATTCTCAGTAAGAACAGCGCTCTCAGAACCACTGGTATAGCCCAAGGCATCATCGTTGGCGCCGGTTATCTCCTGGATCTCACGCTCGCTCTGATGAAGTAAATCAATCTGAGGGGCCGCCAAACTCTGCATCTCCTGGATTTGGAAGCTCTCACTCTTACCGTCGTTCAAAATAATTAAACCGTCCTGACGGTTAGCCTCTTCATAAACAGCATGCTTATCTTCCGCCGTGCCCTTCTCCATGATGACTCGGCGGTTACTGATTAAACTGAGAGCCATGCTACGCCGCTTGTTGACCTCCATGTTCATCTCGCGTACTTGACGCGGGACTCCATAAGGCAAACCATACGAATCCAAGTATCCAACAAAAGGCACAAAAGGAAATTGGTTATGCGGATAAGGACTGGCCTGGTCAGATAACAAAACATCACCAACAAAAGTCGCTACCCGAATTTTAGTCACATCAGCACAAAAACACTGGTTAGCCGCCTCAACCATAGAGAACTGCTCAGCCGCACTCTTACCATCCATCTCCTTCAATTCACCATTACCAAAATCCGCGAACCACGTCCGAGCCTTGACTGTATACCATAGCTCTACCGGCCTGATGCGATTCCTACCTTTCTGCACCCAGTGACCGGAATGGATAGACTCGGAACGCTTGTCCTCAACCATCGTGCCCTGGTCGTCCTCCCAACCACTAGAACGATTTTCGGTGGAAAGCTCAGCATAATGGTCACGGAGAATGCTGGCCTTCTCCGGATACAACGCTGCAACGTCATCTAAGTCCTTCCAATCCGCATAATAAACATAACGGCACTTGGCAGGGTTCATCCAGGGATCAGAATAAGGGTCCCACCAAATAGAATACCATGGATACTCCTTGACTTGGACCTTCTCCTTTCTGGGGTCAGGGTTTAAACAAACACCCAATGCGCCAAATCCTGGTACTACCTGGTCATTAAAAGCGTTGTAAATAAGATCGTAGCCGCCATACTGGTCCATAACATAAGCAATCCCCTCACTGGCCGTCTGAGAAATATCAGCGTCTTCCTGAGTTCTGCCCACAGCAACAATGTCATGCTGGTTGTTTGCAAAATTACCCGTAATTAAATTGATTACAGGAAAAATTCTGTTAATCGTCAAAGGATTAATATCCTTGTCTATCAATGCCTGGCGCTCTGCATTGCTCCACTGAGCCCCATCACGGAAACGAGCGTCAGTCCACGATTCCTTACGCCAAGCAGAATGAGCTGACTCACTCTCGTAAACCCAACTCTTGAACTGTTTTAAACCAGGAAGCTTACCAACTATGTTTTGACCTACATCGCCCATCGACTGCCCTCTAATCTGCCTGAATACTTAGAACCACTACGGGATGCTAAATGCGCGCGGTCAAACTCCTGCATGCCGTTAGGTCGCGTCTTGGCTAATGTCCCAATACTCATGCAGAGGTACCTGCAATTATGAACCATCACGCCATTATCAAGCGCAAACGCATGGGAGCCATGGTCCACTGTCAAGCACATCACGCAGTTCCTTTTGCTTTCTTTTCGTACGCGACTGACTGATACTTCCACATTTCTGCCCGCATGTTTTTGTCTTTGAATACCTATTCTTCTGAAAAAACTCTCCGCAGATGATGCATGTAGCCTCGACAAAGTCCAACCGGTGGCTTCTTCGCCACGCTGATTTGCAATTATTTGAGCAGAACCTGCCGTTGACATGACCGGATATGTATTTCTTGCCACATTGTTCGCAAAGCTTATCAATCTTGAGATGAAGCTTGTCTTTGGTTTTCTGGTAATGCTTGTGGTGCCACTGCTTGCCCTCTTCACTCCCGTGCCACTTTGCTGCTGCATCGAGAGCAACTTTTGATAATCTGCGGGTATGTCCCTTTTGGTGCAAAGACACGTGATCACCATGGGATAACAACTCAAAATTATCAACTGAATTGTTGCCCTTGTCTTCGTCAGAATGGTGGACGTGCATCCCTTTAGGAATTTCACCATTGTGGTCAATCCACATTTTTCTATGCAACCTAACACCGTACCTCTGATAATATTCACCGCACTTCCAATAAGCGTCACCGCGATACTGCTGCTTTCTTTCTCCGACCTGTATGGCAATTCTGTCCAACATTTTATTCCCTCACTGTCTCTTGCCTCCACCCACTCACCACCGCTCGTCAGCAATTCATGGTCTGGAGTACAATACAATTCCGTCCCGTCTGAAAAAATAACCACTACCAATTCAGCATTCGTTCTTGTCACTCGACAATTTGAAAAATTAATCCATTCACCACCCACAGTTTGAACTTTTCCTTCTTTGCCAACCAAAGAAGATATCTTTTTAGCACCACTTGCCGTCCTAATCATTGTGTCAGGATGTAAGCAACTGTCCATGAGATGGTCGTTTGTCTTCACTATCTTGCCTAACTTGTCACGCTGATATAATCTAAGTTCCTTAAAAAAATTGCCGCACGTGGAAAAAACCTTCAACCGGCCAGTGACCATCCGCTGATAAACCTCGAAAATACCAGCCTCAACGGCCTTCTCGGCCTTGATTAACAGAAGACCCTCACCTAAATACTTATCGAACATCTTGGTGCCGTCGTCCTGGTTGGCACCCGCAAAATCACACGTTCCCGGTATCCACTCGCCACGTGACTTAATCGCAGATGCGTGGACCGCAGGTACTTCCTGGCCCTTATAGTATTCTCCATAAATATATAATATGTCGTTCTCCCTATCAAGCGCACCCCATATCGCCGCTGTGCAGTTCCAGCCAACATCCATCCCGTATGCCTTAGCGTAATGTCCTGGTATCTCAATCGGGTCAATGGTTATATCCTCAATCTTAATTGGATAAACTGCGCCGCTGCCAATGCTCGGAATCCCCTTGGACCGCGCCTCCTGAAGATGCGGAGGGGTGCTGGCAAGCAAACGCGACTTCTGCATCTCTGTTAAATGAGGTACATCATCCCAACCGCAAGTCTCTACGTGGACATGCGCCTTGGACGTGTCAGGGCTGAGGTCGTCCTGAAGGTAACTGAGAACAACCTCGGTCATGCCGTCTAACGGTGTGAAAGTGAGCAGGAGGAGGCCGTTGGTGGTCATAAGACGGGTCAACGTTTCAGAATGCACGTCCAACGGCGGCTCCTCGTCCTCCCAGGCAACGTCAATCTCCGTACCCATAAAGGCTTCCATGCCCTGATCATATGACTTGAAATATATCGTGCTGATGCCGTCCTTGTTGCCCTCAGCGTCGTGATGCTGGACAGCCACAAGCTCATATGCCTGCGGAATGCCGGGCTTGGCCACTGGGTCTGCAGTGATGCAATGCTTGGGAATCGTGCCGGTGCCGAGTTCAGTATATTCACCTAAGAGCTTGAATTGACAGATATCTCGCGTGTTCTTGCCGGTCTTGCCGGTTGCATAGCATTTTATGCCGGGCTTGGTGAACCGGTAGCCTTCCCACCAAGGAGGATAAAGCCCTGTTGCGTGAAAACTCATCTCGGAGGCCGCAGACAACGATTTGCCAG